CAATTCTCTCCCGGAGCTTTTTGTTTTCCTCCTCCAAGGATTTAATGTCCTCTTCATGAGAAGCAAACTTGGCAAGCTTGACTGCCAATGCGGCAACATCCGTTGATACATCTCTCAACAGTTGGGAATGTCTCTCCAATTCGGCAAGGACAAGCCGGGAGTATTCCGCCCAATCCGCGACGGGTTGCGGATGCATTAGTTGTTCTGCCACTTTGTCCAGTTTCTCCTTCAAGTCATCCAAGAGAGCACTCTCCTATTAGTAATTATCGGGCTTGGTAGAGGGAAGCCGCACTGTCCGCCCCTGAGACTAGAATTTCACAAGACATGTGGTAAAGCCTGTTTTCTCCGGTTGCTGAGACCGCTCCAATCTGAAGTGCAAAAATGTCCTCCCAAGTCCAAGGAACACTAGTCTTTGGATTGAGTTCAAACATGCTTGCTGATCCATGCCAAGCCCCATCATCCAAGATGTTGGCATAAGAATAAACAGAGGGATAGTAAATAAGCCCATCAACCTTGACCCCTTGCGTCCCTGTCCCGTCTCCGTTGCCATTCCCCTTCCAGTATGTTGAGACTTGGATGCCCCTGATGGACTCCCCAAAAGCATAAGGGATATCAAGGCTCAACCATTCTGATTGCCCTCCAGATCCAACCAACCATCTCAAGGTTCCTTGGGTAACAGTATCTGCAATGAATCGGGAATGATGATCTGCTGGGAAGCTGTTCCAAGGTTCTACAAATACTGGCGCTGATGAGTGAGAGGGAGTCATGTTGTTAGGGCTCCCATAGTACGTCCCCCAAAGAGTTATTACCCGGCACTCCCCAAGAAAATCATTATTGAATCCTCCTCCTGTATCGAGGACATAGAGGTTGTCTGTCCGAAGCTTCTCAAAACCAAAGTTCTGATATCTGGACTCAACTCTGGAAACTGTTCTACCGGGTCCGCTCAGAACGGTTGACCCATCCCGTTTCATCTGCAAGCCGGAGGAGGAAATTTTGTGCTCCAAGTATCCCCACTCACCATAGTCCCAATAATAGTCATACATGGGACCAACTCCTCCTTCCCAGTTGCCCCCGGTTGCCGGATCATAGTACCAAATGAGCCTGTGAGGATAAGCGTGATAGGGGTCTCCGGGGTCTGATTGCTCCCCTGTGCAATGGAGCATGAGATTGTATGTTGATGGGCCAGAGGAAAACCGGAGGAATCCGCCCTCTGCAAAGTTCTGTGCTCCACTGTACCCCGGAGCAGAGAAGTGATGCCCAACAATAATATCTCCTGATACTCCATCTTTGACGAGCATCTCTGCCGCCCGCCCAAAACCAGTATTCATCCACTCATGAGACCGCCCACCAAAGGCGGGTTGGGCTTGACTAGCAAGAGCATCTGTTGCACTCCCAGAACCGAAGCCGGAGAATTCTGGAAGCCTTCCCCGGTATGGAGCACTGTGGGCATTATCAAATCCTGCCATGAACAGAAGGCTCATACTGAGATCCCGAAGAGAGACACTGTGCCATTCTTGCCAAGGGTTGACGTGCCGGTCTGTATCACATCAATCCGGACAACATCCCCGTCTTGCATGGTCATTGGGAACAACCGGAAGTTAGAAGTTGATGCAACATCGGAGGAGCCCTCAGGGAATGTGAGGTAAGTCCCGGATGGGAAGATCGACACTCCATTGATTTTTATGTTGATGATGATGTCCGCCCCAACAGGAGGAACATCAAACAAGATGGAGGCTTCCTTGAGAGTCCAAGATCCTTTGACGATGAATGGATTGGTGACGGCAGTACCAACAAGGAGTCCGGGGTTGGTAAGAGGAGGCATGTCCTGTGCCAAAACAAAGGTTGCAAAGGCAGTGTTCTGGACAGAACTTTTCCGGAGCTTTTTAATCAGCCTGTGCATTGCTGCCAAGGCATCCCGTTGTTGAATTTTGTTGCTGAGCTTGATGGAGTAATGGAGAGTGGTCTTGTCCTGCTCCCGGATGGACATGGACTCAATAACACCCGTGAAATTGTCAAGTCCAAGGTCCGGCCTGTCAACCGTCATCTCCTGCCCGATCTCCAACCCGTGCCGGAGGGTATGGAAAGAGTACTCCCGCCCCATCACAGAGAACCGGGCAAGAGTTTGCTCCATATACTCATAGAGAGTCTGAGGGTCTGTTACGTTCTGAAGTTCATCAAGAGCTTCATACCGCCCCGTTCCTCCTTCAATTGCTCGCCTTGCTTCTATCTCAGCAGTGTTCTCCAGTCCATCATTATGTTCCTCCTGAGTGTCCGGGTCAACAATTACAATCTGAGGCAAGGAGTCCTCAACCTCAAACGTGATTGATAGAGTTCCTCCCGGAGCAACCGGAGACCATCCGGGGTTGGAAACGTCCCCGATAAATTGCATGTATCCTTCTTCGATTTGACGGAACTGCCAACCGGAAACCGCTGAGTTGTGAGAGCCGTCCTTGTTTGCAAAGACGTACCAAGCAACGGGAGTCCCGTTGACCTTGACATCAATGATTTGTTTGACCCGCCCATGATACTTGCCATGGACTAGAAAAGACCCATCAAAGTATTTCTGATAGGGGTAGGCATCAATCCATTCATCAGTCCCGGAGATGTAGTCCTCAGTATAGATCCCGGCAGAGAATCCGACTCCTCCTGTTCCTCCTCCTGTGGAGGTTGGCTGAGTCATGGAGGCAGGCTTGACCAATTCAACATTCCGGTACAAGCCCCGGTCTTTATGAATCACTTCTCCATCAACGTCCTCCGTCCCGTCTCCCGGAGCCCAAGGAGCAGAGCCGCTGATGTTGGGTCTCTCATTGAGGAAGAGCCGGTTGTACCAATCAACCTGCCACTGTGCTCCAACAAGTTCGGCAATTCTGTCAAGAGCCTCATTGAGTGGAACATAAGCGAACTCTACATCCTCCATGTCCGGATTGAATGAGTCATCCTTCTGCCACTCAAGCCCCTCCGGGAGGAGGAACCTATCAGAGATATCCGTCATGATGGAATGCAGATCCCCAAAGCCATCTGCTGAATACTGAAAATTGATGAGTCTCCGGCTCAGAGCCTTGCCCTTGTCAACACATGTGATGGTATAGTCCACATGGACAGCGGAATCATCACCAACAGTCTTCTTTGTTTGAAAGCTTTCAATTCCTCCTGCAAAGAGTCTCCCCCATTCTCCGGCAGTCTCATCAAAGTAATAGATGATAACTTCCATCCCAATGTCCGGAGCCCAATCCCCAATTCCTCCTTCAGACCAAGCTTGAAAAGTTGCCGTTGAATGGAAGTTCAGTTGCCGCTGAATGTTGAGAGAGTTGACCTTGACGTAATCTCCGGCAGGTTGTCCCTGAATGTAGAAGTTGAAATTGGAGTATGCCCGGTCAAACATGACCACAGAACCGGATAACCCAAAAGCTTCTTCCGAAGGGATGCCCTGCAACCCTGTCATGTTCACAGAATTTATTTGACCGTCTGCTCCAAATTGTTCTTGGGATGGGATGCCCTTGACCCCGCCAATATATGCGGAGACTCCTCCTCCTAGTCCAAAGGCTTCCTCTGATGGGATGCCGGAGGAACCTGTGATTGGTCCAGTGATGATCCCGTCCGCTCCAAAGGCTTCCTCACTTGGGATGCCTGTAAGCCCCAAGATACCCGCAAGAATGCTGCCACCAGCCCCGAATGCCTCTTCTGAGGGTATCCCTGTGACTCCGATCAACCCGGCAGTGACAACTCCCCCGGACCCAAAGGCTTCCTCACTTGGAATACCTGCATCTCCATCTATGCCAATTAGGCTTTGGTAAACGTATCCATAGGTTCCAAAGGCTTCCTCTGATGGGATGCCTAGTAAGCCGAGGATTGATCCTTGGACAAGACCATCAGCCCCAAAGGCTTCCTCTGATGTAATTCCTCCGGATAATCTTCCATCAAGAAGTTGCTGATAAACAAGACCATCAGCCCCAAAGGCTTCCTCTGATGGGATGCCTGTTACTCCCTGCATCCGAATTTCAATACTGATTGCCCCATCCGCTCCAAAGGCTTCCTCACTTGGGATGCCGGAGGAACCTACAAGAGGAACTTCAGTGACGTTGTAGTAAACGACAGATGCTTTTATCTTGGTGACGGCAACGGCGGGATCAAAGACTTGATAGGAGACAACGGAGGCTTTGACTTTGGTGACTCTTGTCACACCCTCCGCATTGTCAAGGTAGTGAACAGCGGATGCTTTGACTTTCGTTATTCTTACTTCATCAGCCATAGTACATTTCCGGAAACTATGCGGAGATCAAAAGTCCAGATTCAAGGTCGTCTATCTCGGTTGGTGTGAAATTCGTTGCAGTTTCAGGAGAGTTTGGGATCACTATGATCTCTGTCTGATAATACGACAAGATAGCCGGATTGTAGGGAGCCAGATCGTAGTTTGCCCCTGTCTGCCGAAGGAAAGGATCAACCGCCCGCGAGCCGGGACCAATGTTTCTAACGTAGTGGTGAAGCGTAACTCCTTCAATGTCTCCCGTGATTGCCAAGCTGGGATTTGCATGGATGTATGAGTCGCGGTCTGTCACCACTCCAGATTCGTTGAAGGTTCCATCTAAATCAAAATCCGCCTCATCAACGTTCTCCCAGTTAGCACCCGCCGAAGGTGTGAAATCCGAATGGTTCCCGTCGCCAACTACATAGAGACTTTGAACAACCCAATCAGCGGTTGGAACTGCGCCCGTATCCGCAAACCAGATCTGATGACAGCGATTTTGCCAAGGGTATCCCATCCGATACCCGTTTATGCTTAGCGCACCATTCAAAGACGTGTTGACCCCACTTCCCGAGCACTCAAGGGAATGGTCTACATAGAGTTCAAAGCTTCCAGCAGAACTGTGCAAAGTGCATTTGAAAACTATGTAATGCCACCCGTCGTCCACATTGTAGGGATTCGTTGAAGTTGCAAGAAGCGTCGAACCACGTTTGACTAGCAGGTAGCCGTCAACATCGCATTCAACCGAGATTTCCTCCACATCGGCATATCGGAACTCCATCACCATAAAAGCTTTGCTAGGTCTCTTCCAACTCACACATTCGCCCCAAATGAAATCCGGACCTGTTGCTGGAACGGCTCCCGGAGCCGCTGTGAAGTGGTAAGGATAGACTGGTTGAAGGATTCCCCCATCTGTTAAATACGCCCCTGAATTGACATGGTAGACACCCGTTCCGGAATTAGAACTACCGGAGAATTTCCGGTAGTAATTCATGAATTCAAGTTCATCCGCGTAGTCAAACCCGTCTGCAAAATGTAAGCGCCCTGCCATGGTTTCACCTTCCTTCTTTCCGGGGTCTCTAATAGCTCCCAGATTTCCTCCTCCTCCTCAGAGCTTGAAGATTTTGTTGGAATCGTTGGGCCAAGCGATTGTGATGTCTCCGCCGTTGGGAGTACCCGGAAGTCCTGTGTAATTGTCGATATGGCAAATGAGCCGCCCCGTTGCATCGGACCCGGTGTGGAGGTACAGAACGATTGCCTCAAACTCATCCCCGCTCACAGTGGAGAGGACATAATCATCCCCGTCTGCGACTCCGGCAGTTGCATCCTTGTTAGCGATGGAAGCGCCGCCCACCGCGACTCTTGCAGGGGCTCCGATGTCTTGGAGGAATTCATCCGTGTCCTGTGCCGGGGTATAGTCCGCATGATCGACCAAGCAAGGTCTTACATCATCCGTCTCCCAATCGAGAAGTTTTGTGAGATAGGCATTCCTGCCCAAGTCATAGAGAAATGTTGCCATGGTTTTAAGCTCCTTGTGTAATGATCGGTCTCAGATATCGACTCCGGACCTTCTCCACTCCCCAACCATTTCATTTGCGATGGTCCGGGCATCTCCGTTGTTATATTCCACGTTCAAAACTATGCTCTTTTTTCCGTAGATTCTCTGTGCATTGATGCCAACAAAATCCGCCGGTGAAGAATTCACTTTGGAAATGCCGGGAGATACTTTGCCTTGTCCTCCTCCTGTTGTTGCGAGTAGGGGAGGAGGAGGATTGATGCCTGATGCATTGGGGACATAGACAGAGCTAATCTGCCCAACCGTTGTCACTGCTCCGGCAACAGTCTTGCTAACAGAATCCATGCTCTTACTGATGGTTACCCCAAGACCTGTCATTCCAGTGTTGAAAGAAGCTGAGACCGCGCCCATGGTTGCCCCCAAGGACTGCCCACTCTGAACAGTTGCCCTTGTGTTCTCAGTGAGACCTCTTGTGATGTTATCTCCTGAGTTGGTGATCTCTCGGGTTGTCTGTGCCTGCTCCCGGTTTAAGTCTTCAGTGACATTCTCAATGTGATCGGTGGTCTTTTCAATACTCCTCAGTTCCTCCTCGGAAGAGTCTGCAAACTTGACCGCTTTCTTGATCTCTTTATAGATACCCCTGAGAGCATCAGTGATGTCAGACATGGGGATATCCAACATCTTGAGATTCCGAAGGTAGAACAATTGCTTGATCTCAACTGGAGTACTTGGAGTCTGTGTTACTCCTCCTCCTCCGAAGCCACCAAACCCCAAGCCGAGCATGGAGCTTATTCCTGTTGCTGTTTTCTGAACTGCGATTCCAACCTGATTGAGTTCATAGCCAACCTCACTGAGCACACTACCCCAGTCATCAATGCTCCGGGAAAGTTTTCGAGTCTCATTGATCTGCTCAACAACTGCTTGAGTAATATCATCAGATCCGGACTTCACAGCGGAGGTTGTACGGTTGACGGTGGAAGACAGACTCTTGGTTGCAGTGGTTGTTTCCTCCTGCTTGTCTCCCAGCTTATTGACTGCCTCCTCCGTCTTGACCTCCGCTGCCACGGACTTGCTCATGGAGTCGAGAACCTCTTGGAGCTTTTGCTCAGAGATCTCATTGCCCGTGACTAAAGCCGCCGCTGCCACTTTGAATAAGTCACGCATCTCCCAGAGAGTTACTTTGATGTCATCCAAGGATGCGTTGACGTACCCGATACCCTCCCGCGTCTTGCCTGTGTTGTTGCGGACGCTCCACTCAGATTCTCCAGTCCAGATCTTGATGTACCGAGTATTCTCCTCAATCGCGTTGAGGGTCTTTTCCATCTGAACATTCTGCAAATTCCCGATGATGCCGGAGATCATAGAGCCGATTGCTCCGATTGCCCCAACCAATCCAGTGAGTCCCCCGGCAATTCCTCCAAGACCCTTCATGCCTCCAAGACCTGCTCCAAGACCTTTGCCTCCTCCTCCTCCAAGCACATCTCCCAATCCGCCGAACACATTATCAAAAGCCTTGCCTAGTTGGAGGGTTGCTTTCTCAACGTCAACAATCGCAGTGAGGAGGAAGTCTGTCATGGTCTCAACCGCGTATCGGATGATGGCTTCCCCAACACTCCGGAAAGTATTCACGAAAATTTCTCCGAAATTTTCCCCCTCAAGGATGGCATCCGAGATTCCTTGAGACAGATCTGTGATGACCGTGGAAACCTGCTTGGCCATGAACCCCAACTCCTGAGTCCCCTTCTTGGCTTCCACTGAGAGGATGCTGAGATTCCCTCCCGCGTCAACTATCGCAATGTTGGCTGCATCCCAAGCTTTCTCAATTTCCGTTGTGTCCTTGCCGAGTCTTTGTGCTAGTTCAATCTGTTTGGTAAAGGAGGAATTAACGGATCTTGTGTAGTCATTGAGAGAAGCCTCTCCCCTCTTCCAACCATCCTCAATATCGGAGAGCCATTGCTTTGTATCCGCCATCTGCTTTTCAAGCACATGGTCCGCTGTTGCCCCAAGCCCCTCCATGGCAGCATCAACTTTTTTGAAGCCTTCTCCGGCAGAGTCAAGGAAGACTTTGGTTTGCTCAGTGAGGAAGGTGAACTCCTTCCCTATGTCTGCAATGCTCCCGGATGCTTTGAGAGAGTTAGTTTGAATCTCATTGAAGGTCTTGGCAAGGTCCGCCTCTTTGAACTCGTCAGCCGCTTGCTCAAGGTTCCGGATTTCCTTCTCCATCTCCTGAAGTTGAGGAGTGATCTTGCTCCCAAGGTCAAAGTTTGCTTGAGCAAACTCATCCATCTTTTTCTTGGCATCCGCAATTGCTTTGTCAATGTCTTGCCACTCTTTTGGTAAGCCACTCTGCCGGGTTGCATTGAGGATGTCTTGGATACTATCCGGAATACTTTTGAGGATTTTGTCCCCGTCCTCAATCGCCTTGTTCACTACCTCAAGCTGTTTGAGGTAAGCCTCCATTGCCTCCTCAGACATCTCCCAACCCTCGGCATTATCATCAAGGGCATCATTTTGGTCATCAAGTTCCCGGCTCAGATCCTCCGTGGAGTCTGCAAGGTCTTCAACTTCCTCCCGAGCAGAGGTAAGTTTATCGTGCCAAGTATCGAGAGCCTTGGCAGTGTTTTCCATCCCGAGAGCATGAGCCGCCAAAGCTGCATATTTCACAATAGTCTTGAGACCATTTTGGAAAACATCAAGGATCTTGCCCCAAGCTTTCTTGAGGAAGTTGGAGATGCCTGTCCAGATCTTTTTGATCCAGCTTGCCGCCTCTCCCCCAATGGCTCCCTCAATCCATTTCCAGATTTTCCCCGCTGCTTTCCGGATAAAATTTGAGAGGTCTGTCCAAAGCCCAATCATCACGGCTTTGACATCCTCCCAATGCTTGTACATGACATATGCCGCCGCGCCCAAGGCAATAACTGCCGCTGCGATAACAGCAATTGGCCAACCGATTGCTAGGATGGCAGCACCAAAGCTGAGCAGTGCTCCCTTGACTGCGACAAAAGCCGCTGCCATTCCTCCCGGAGCCATGAGACTGGAGACTATTCCTCCCAAGGAGGAGACAATCCCCATGATCGCTCCCTTGATAGCCGCTCCTCCGGAAACAAGAGCCGGACCTAAACCTTTCACAGTTGAGAGGATGGAGGCTCCAACTCCCTTGATCGCTCCCGGAACTGCTTTCAGTGCTCCGGGAATCCCCTTCATGGTTCCAATAAAAGTCTTGCCGAAAGAAACCGTTGCTTTGTTGATCGCCTTGAATACCTTCCCGATGTTGACGGCTTTGAGAACTCCTCCCATGCTCTTGAAATGTTTCCCGAACTTTACGAAGTATCCTCCTGCTTTCAAGAGAGTTGGACCCAACAAGCTCAACCCTGCAATCTGATTGAGGAATGCGCCAAAGAGGAACATCATTGGGCCAAGAGCCGCCGCTGCCGCTACAAGACCAATCGTGAAACTCTGTATTGGTTGTGGGAGAGTCTTAAACCATTTGGCAAGATTGGCAACCATGATTGCTGCCTCTCTGAGGTACCCGGCAATCTTGATGACCACAGGAGCAAGAGCTTGACCGATGGAGAGGGAGGCTCCTTCCATGGCACTCTTCAGAGTAATCATGGCTCCGGCAAGACCCTTCAACTGGATATTCTTGATCCTCTCAGTTGTTCCTTCTGCCTTTTCTAACTCCCCTGTGAATTCAGCAATCGCTTCTGAGCCAACCCCGATCAATGCAGCCATTCCGGGTCCGGCTCTCTGCCCAAAAATTTCAATGAGATCAGCCATGAACTCAAGTTCAGAGGAGGAGGACTCCAACCCCGCTTCAAACTGCGTGAGGATATCTCGGAAAGGCAGCATTGCCCCTTGAGAATCCGCAACCGCAATCGAGTATTTGCCCAATGCCTTCGCCCCTGCTTTGGATGGTCCGGCTAATCTGGTAAGGGCTCCTCTGAGGGTTGTACCTGCCATTGATGCTTGGATGCCTGCGTTGGACAGAGTTCCGAGGACTGCAACCGTCTCCTCAAAGGAGAGGTTCATTGCCTTGGCAACAGGTCCGGCATATTTGAAAGCATCCCCCAACTGGACAAGATCCGTATTAGAAGAAGTGAAAGCCAAAGCCAGAACATCTGATGCCCCTGCAAGTTCCTCCGTAGACATTTGGAAACCCTGCATTACATTGGTGACAATATCCGCCGCTGATGCAAGGTCAAGGCTTGCCGATGCTGCAAGGTTGAGAGTTGTTGGAATAGCCTTAAGAACTGTGTTAGCATCCAACCCAGCTTTCCCAAGAAAGGACATGCCCTCCGCTGCTTGAACTGCGGAGTAACGGGTTGTGAGCCCCATCTCTTGCGCCTTCTCAGAGAGTTCCTCAAACTGCGCTGATCCATTCTTCGTGACTGCCTCAACCTGATTCATTGCCGCACTGAAAGACTCAGCGGTTCTGATTGCAGTTGCAGCAAGCCCAACAAGAGGAGCCGTGATACCGAGAGTAAGGGAGGTTCCAACACTCTGAAGATTCTGACCAACCTGCCTCATTTGGTCTTGAGCCGATTGCATCCCCTTGGAGAATTGGCTCATCTCCATCCCGAGTCTTACAAAGATGTCTCCAACACTTTGGGCCATTGTGTCTACTCCCTTGCTCTAATCTTCCTCCCCCTCTTTGAGGAGCCCTCTTGCAATCTTCTCTGCCCGTTTCATCTTGCCCATTCCCTTGGCTTTATTCTTGGATACAGGCTTGCCGCCGAACAGATGATGCAGTCCTTTAACAACGTCCAATTGGTCTTGCCAGTGTTGCTCCTTCTTCCCCTTCTTGCCTTTGTCTCCTCTTCTGTTTGGAAGAAAGTCCTCAATCTTGAAAGCCTTTTTTCGTTTCCCTCTGTTAGCGTTTGCAAGGATGCAAGCAACCAAGCCCGTCCGGAAGTCTCTCTGCTCCTGTTCAGTAAGCCACCGTTCCCGGAGGCAGAAGAACTCAAAAGGTGAGAGGGACATGAAGGTCTCAAAATCAAGACCAATGTCAAACCGAGCAAAGGCAACCAAGTTAGGCCAATCAAGAGGAACAAAATCGGGTTCTCCTTTCTTCCTCCCTTTACCTTTCTTGGCTAAGCTGCTTGCAGTATTTCTAAAGGGAGCAAATCCTTGCTTCCCTTTTCTCCGGAAGAAATCTTCCAAGCATCAGTGATCTTGCCCATCACATAGGCGAGGTTTCCCATGTGGAGCATTCCCCCAACTTCCGTTTCACTGAGGTCCGGACTTGCGGGCTTGAGGCAGACGTACAACATTTTCCGGACAATTTCCGGATCTGAGATATCCTCATCCCAGAGCTTGCGATCCATGACAGACTTGCCGGTCATGTCCTCAATCTCTGCAATGCCGTTGAAGGTTACAAGGATTTGGAATTCTTTGTTGTCCTTGCCAAGGAGGATCTTTGTGAAGGGTCTGGGAGGTACGGGCATCTCCGTAATGTTTCCACTCATCATGAGCAATCTTTCTCCAGACCATCTCTCAGATACCTGTTTCCTGCTCGATACAGGCTCTCTGAGCTAGTTTCTCCGGGGATGGGGTCCGGAACCATCCCCGGAGGTTCCTGATGTCCTCAGAAGGGGTCTCAGGAACTTAGGCAAATGTCGGAGGTCCGGCAACCTTTGCAGTCACCGAAGCCAACAAAACGTCTCCCGGATCTGAAGACATCTCAAACCCAGTGAAGATCACAGGACATGCCCAAGTTGTTACCCCAACATCGGGGAAAACAATCTGAATATTCCTGATGGTCCTGTCAAGCATGTCCTTGAGGATTCCGCTTGAGTAGGAGTGGGACGGATCTTGCGGGATGAAATGGATGTCAAAGTTGACCTCCCCGCCGTCCAACAGACCGGCAATGAACCGTCTGAAAGGCGTTGGGGTATTGTGGACCGTAACATCAATTGCGTCCGCCGAGAGGGAGGGTCCGGAGATGGTCTTCAACTCTGCAATAGTGCTGAAGTTTTCCGGGGTTGCCCCATCCCCCAATTTGAGCAGAGTACCAAAGGCAGATACTGCCGGAGATGCACTCATAATCTATATCTCTCCTTGTGGGGTTGCAGGGAGTTCCTCCCGTCGTTACGCAATCTTCACAACAGCGAACTCAACATCTACCGCGTCCGCTTCAAAGAGCAGCTTTCCTGCCTGCTCCCATCCGCTCTTGTTGGTGAACGGGCCATAACAGTGCATGGCTCCGGCAGCAAGGGAGTCTGCGGTAATGTCTGCCGTTCTTCCCCGTTGGTTGGCGACGGTTTCAATCGTCACCAACTGAGCACCAACTCCCGTATTCAAAGCCAAAAGCAACTCTTGGCCCGTCATGGTGAGTTCTTCTTTGTTGGCAACATCAGCCGCCGTGAAAGTCAAAGCCACGCCTACGGTTGGGTAGGAACCCGGAGCATCTTGAGCAACATGTGTTTGTCTTGCCATTCTCTTTATTCCTCCTTTCCTTTAGCCGAGCTTGATGACGGCAAACTCAATGTCTGTGTCTTCTCCCTCAAAGTGGATCAGACTGTCCGTGGGGTCATACCAACCAATCCTGTCCCGGAACGGGCCAAGCATGACTGATGCCCCGGCTCCAAGGATCTGAGCAGTGATAGGCCCTGTCCGCCCCATGTCATCCTGAACGGAATCGAGAGTAAAAGTCTTGTCTCCCGCTCCTTCATTCCGGACGAGCAGAAGGTCATTGCCCTCCATCGTGAACCCGTTTTTGTTGGCAGCATCAGCGTCTTCAAACGTGACAGCAACCCCATCCAACGGATAAGCTCCGGGAGCAACTGTTTTTGTGATTTCGGTTCTTGGCATCTAGCTCCTTTCCTGTGACTCCTTCTGAGCCTCTATGTGTAATTATCGGGATCACTCCTCCTCTGAGATTCCGTAAAGTTCTGCGAGGACTGCATCATCCCTTAACTCCGGGTCTTCTATGGTGTCCAGCTTCCTCCCTTGAGCGTCAAACAAGTCCGCCGCAATTGGTCGCACTCCGGAGGCTTGTTGGAGGATAGCCTCTTCCATGAGCCTGTCCTTGAGAACATGATCCTCATAGATATGGGCAGACATGACCAACCGCTCAAGGGAGTCAAAGGGACAACGGATACATTTGAATTGCAGAAATGTTTTCCATTGCCCTTCTCTCCAACCTTGTAGTTCCTCCTCCTCCGTAACATCGGAGAGAAAGTACTTGGGAGCCTTTGGTCTTACATATTCTTCACTCATAGGATTGGTTGTCCTTTGATTCGGAAACGGACTACCCCATGGATGATCCCGTCCCCTTCTGCCATAGCCCGTGTATCCTCAAGGAGGACTTGGACAACATGCCAACCGGCAACCGGGATAGTCTGATGCTCAAGGGTCCGGACCATCTGAGACATGATCTGGGAGACGTTCCTCTTACCCCGCCTCCGGTCATAGACATGGATAGTAACAAGGCTCTCCCGGCCAATAGCATTGAGCCTGTTGTCTGCTACCTCATAACTCTCCCCAACCACTCCATAGGGAAACTTGGTATCTTCCTCCTCCGGTACTTCCATATCATAGAGTTTGGACATCAAGCTCATGAGAGTAACGTCCCCGCTGAGCATGTTGTAAAGTCCGGTCTGCAATTCCCAAACCATCACTCCGGCTGCTGGAATCATATGAGGCATTTATTTCTTTCCTCCTGCATTGGTGCTCCCGATAACCCGACGGAGCCGCCGGTTGAACTTCGGTCTCTCTGCCAGATAAGCCGGAGTCAGAAATGGTCTTGCTGGAAGACCATGCTTTCCGATCTTTCGGGCAATCACAAAAGCAAACTTGGGAGGAATGCTGTGACGGACTGCCCATTCCCTAATGACATCAATGGGAGGCATCTTCCCTCCAGAGCCGTGAGTGTACCCCGGAGGCAGCGGATAGGTATTGGTGGCCCGTCCCCTTGGACCTGTTCCGAATTCCACATGGACCCCATACCCGGCATTGGTCCCAATCTCAGCGGTCATTCCGTTTTGGTAGAACGTGGGACGGAGAGTGGTCTTGAGCCGCCCCTCATCAACGGGAACGTTCTTGACTGCATCATTGCGGATGTTGAGGGCGGAAATATTGATTACTCTTTTAGCCGCTGCTTTGATCCGAGTTTCATATAACTTGAAGTTCCTCTTGAGGGTTGCCGCTCCTACAATCTCAACAGTTACTCCACTTCTCGTCTTGGGCATGTCAGTCTCTTGTCCGGGGGATCACTTCCTCACACTTGATCTTGATGAGCCTATGCCGAGTGTTCACGTCCTTGACGCCAATGATGGAGAGATACCGGGTCTTGCCCTCATCCTGCCAACGGATTCTCCAAGTACTGTTGACCTCTCCGGCATACCGGGCTTCCACAACATGAGAAATGTTTTGACGTAGCTGAGCCCCAATCATCTGCTCATACTCACTGGAGTCCCGGACGTTGCCCCAAAAGGAGCCTTCTCCTTGCCATGCTTTCTCGCTTCCTCCTCCGTCATCAGGGATGGAATGAGGAGATTGAATCTCAAGCATGTATCGGAAGTTGCTTTTGACAGTATGGCGGGCCATTATACAAACGTCCAATCCACGTAAGGAGCAAGGAGGATACTCACATTGGGAGGAAGTCCGCCGTACCTCTTAGCGATGATTTCATATTTCAAATCCGCTCCTTGCCCTTCCGGGTTCTCAAGGAGATGACCAATCATCTGAGCAACCGCCGTCCGGATATCTTCCGGAATATTTTCCCTTGCCGCTGCAAGATTCTCGGGATTGACAACTGCCGGGGTCTCTGCCCAACCAACAACGAACTCCGTTATAAAGGATTTCATTTCTCTGTGAGAAGGCCAAGAACTCCTTGCCGTGAGTTTGTTTTTGTGGAGGATGTAGTCCCCGGAATCAACAGGAGTCTGAGTGTCATCATCCCAAGAGGAAATTGTGTCGATCTCAACAACGGACAAGACAGGAGCTTTATACAGCCGGAACTGCTTTGGGGACAAGTCCTGAGTCTGTACCCAGACTTGCTCACAGAGCCCCTTGTTGATCTTCCCTTCAACGGACTTTGTTGCTGCCTTGAGCAGAGCAACCAAATGGTTGTCATCCGAGGTCTGACCAAGAGGAAGTTTCAGTTGCTCCTTGATCTCATCCAAGGTTAAAGGCCAAAACGTTGGAGGGGTCTTGAGTTCAAGATCGAAATTGATTGCTGCCATAGTTCCTCCTAATAAATGCAGAGATCCCGGTTGAGCAAGATCACCATGAGGCAGACGGATCACATAAGCTCAACCGGGATCAATCTCCCGTACAACCCTATCCGGAGGAGGAGGATTTAGGAAGTCGGAAGAACCCGAGCATCTCCCTTCACCGCAACAGCGGAGAGAGTCACATCGGCAGTGTCGGTCTCCACGAGATGAAGCCTCATGTACCGCTTGGTACCGAGAGTGACTTCAACCTTGATGACATCCTCCGCTGTAGTGTCATCGTCCAAGACATCCGTTGCGACGATACGGGCAGCGTTGGTGATCGCCACTCCATCCGAAAGGGCGGAATTATCCCCCTCATAGACAACCGGCGTGAAATAGTGTGCCGCCGTCAACGTCCCGATGGCATGGACATGAATCAGAAACACAAGCTGATAATGTCCAGCCATGTCAATGATGTGGTCACCAACTTTTGTTGCCGTGAGTTGGGCGTAATCAATTGCCGCTTCAACGGCAAGGTTAACTGCAAGAGTGTTCATTGTTCCAGTCTCCTTCCAAATTCCTTTTCCTCAAGATCCGAGTTGTTAAGACTTCCTCCCTTGTTA